CGATCAGGTGCGAAGATGCAATGCTCGTCTTTAAACGGTATCCTTAGTTCAAGCTTATCTATCATTATTCCATAATCCGTGAAGATGTTACGCCAATGTAACACTCCGATAACTAAGAAATCAATATGAAAGCAAAGATATTAATAAAATACTTAAGAGATGCTGGTTTAGAAGGTCAAGAATTAGCAGATGCAGCAGGAACTACGAGAGCATCAATATCAAGAATAGAGAGCGGGGAGATAGAGAAATTAAATCTTGAAATGCTCGAAAAGGCTGCTCATTTTTTGAACAAAACAACCGCTGAACTGCTCGCAGAGCTCGAATAATTGTGCTCCACCACACAAGAGTAGAACATTAAGTACGTTCTACAGCACTACCCAGCCGCGACTCCGTCGCTTGCTTGGGCAGATGCTTAACAGCAAAAATCAAAAGGCGTTAATCAGGGCTAGGATTGATATGGATAGGAAGGACGTATGCGCCCGTGAGAGGCATCGAAATAGTGATGCCTTGGTAGTAGATCAAAAGCGGTTATTTATCCCTACGGGATTACTCAATATCAATCTCTGGTTGTGCTAACAGCTCTTTCTATAGCATTACGTCCCTTTTTAGCAGAACGACACAAAACTACGCTGTCAAAATCTGGCCCTGTAACCCTAACCGCACAGGTTGAAATAGGCGTTAACGAGTAATCCAAAAGTGCCAACTGGTCAGCAGTAAACACCGAATTATAAGCCCCGTCGTTTTCAACTGTTAACTGATAGATAAGATCAGGAAAAGCACCCATATTGAAGCTAATATAAACGTCGTCAATCTCACTTAAAAATGTAAACTTTCTTACTTTAGGAATTGCCACCGCTACAGCCCCCGTATTTACTGCAATCTCATTCCCTGGATAAACATTTTCCCCTGGCACAACTTCAACTGGATCAGGAGTTTTATAATATGTTTCGTTTACTTCTGATAGACCTTTATAAGCCACAAAAGCTGGCACGAATAACGCTATCACCAAGAATTTAAACGCCTTAGATTTTAGAAAATTGAATCTATCATCCGATCGGGATTCGTCCCCCGCAATTTCTGATTTAGTATGTGAAACATAAGCCGCATAAACATCTTTATCATATTTGCAGAATTTCTGAGTTATTAAGCTTTTATCAGGAATATTAGTACCAGAGACTTGGCCCTGATAAATATCGACACGGAAACGATTATTAGCACCCACCGCATCTAATTTTGTAGATTTAAACGTCTTATCAACTAGTAACTTAGCAAAGTTAGAAATCTGAGCTAAATCTTGAGTTACAAAACAAATACTCGTAGATTTACCCGTGTGTTGGTTAACTAGGTGACGGTGTTCGGCTAAGAATTCTTTATCCTGCATTCTTGCCTTATTGCTGGTGATCCCAGCGGCCCACAACCTCCAAAGCTCATCTATAACTAAAATTGCCCCTGCTTCGAATACTTCCGTCCACCAATTAGGATTTTCAATGATTTCAGATATTTCAAAGGGGATGACCGAGTTACCGTATTTCTCAAAACAGTACTCAGTTTTCATCGGGATATTAGTGAAGACCGTTTGACCTTCTTTCAGAGCTGGAATAATTACATTCTCAACAACCCCATAAGATTTACCAGAGCCGGGCAAGCCGACATAAGCACTAATAGCCATTTTATTAACCTATGAACGGAATACGACGAATTATGAATCTAATCAGATAAGCACCCATTACGATCTGGCAGCCCTCATAGACTTGAAGAATATCAGTTAAATATAAAAAGAATTCTGGTAACTGATAGGTTGGTATTTGAGAAACAAAATCAGGCACGGGTATAGATTCAAAAAGACTGGCTAAAGCACTCATTAAGTCATAAAAAAAACCTAGAATAATTACTTCAATCTCATTAACTAAATACTCAAAGCCGCATGTATAGTCATACCAAGAGCATTCTTGAGGTGTTGGAACTGTTGGCGTAGTCATATTAAGCAGTCCCTATTACACGTATACCAGCGATCGAGAAAACCAGTATCATTAAAATACCAAGTGGGGTTCGTATCATTTCGAGTAATACACAATGAGCATCTGATCTAATCACAGTCCCAAAAACGTCTGATAGATCAAACACAAGATCAGAGCACTGGCCATCTTGATTGAATATTTCGAATGAGTCAGTAAACATTAGAGCAATGGGGGCATTAGAGATTCGATTATAAAAATCTGTCATGACTTCAGATGTGGTATTTAAAATAACTGTATGTTCCATAGAGACGGTCGTTTTATTACAAAGCAATGTATCTTTTGCCCCACCATCCTCTTCGCATGAATTCATCTTAGAAACAGTATCGTTAAGCTTGTCTAATTTCTCTGAATTTGTTGTAGATGCTGTATCGACTTTTTCACCAACTGAATCAACCGATGTTTTTACGCTATCAACTGAATTTTTAACCTGAGTCAGTTTATTAACATTATTTGAATCCGCTATTTTTATAGAATTATTTATTTCATTAAGATTTGAATTAACTGAACTTAAATCAACTTCATTGGGTTGTTGATTTTCACCACCAGTTTCACCACCAGTTTCAGCCGATGGAGGCTCGGGGATTGTTAAGCATTGCCCCATGTGCATATATTTACCCGTTGGACAATCGTCTGCTTCACAAGCATTTGTTAAAGAATTCTTAGAGGTTCCGATAGGGCATGATTGATAATTCTCACACACACCATTTACAAGACTATACCCAGATGGGCAACTAGTTGGCTCTTGACCTTCATTATTACAAACACCATTAATAATTATTCCACCTTCACAAGTTGGATCATTGGTAACATCTAAGCAACCATATTTTTCTTGACCCGCAGCACCAAACCATCCGCAGTTTTCCTCTTGCTCAAAACAATCCTCTATCGGTAATTCGCCCGGTGCTTGAATAGTTCCGCATCCACTGGGAGGCTCTGGATTAGCACATTGATAAGAACCGTTAACATAACCGCAATTATCTGGAATTGGCTCGCATCCAGCATCCCCATCTATCTGACCTATACCGCAAGAATTTTCATTTGTGGTTCTATCATCTTCACCGCCACCTTCGCCACCGCCACCGCCTTCACTACCCGTACCATCACCACCTTCACTTCCCGTACCATCACCACCTGTATAGGTTGTTCCATCAGTAGCACCACCGTCAGCACCACCATCATTAACAAAACAAACAATCAAACCCGCAGATTCGCCGCAAATCGCTGGATCATTAGATTCAGTGTAATCAGAGCAATTTTTGTTTTCAGATAAAGAAAATGTATTGCCCGATGCAGTTGTGCAGTCTTTAAGGGAAGGGCATCCGCTTGGATCATCTTTATAACAACCACCAGTGTTTTCTGTATCATCTTCTGGATCAGCACAATTAGAAGCAGTAACCTGTTCGAGAACACACAAGTTAGTACTAGTAGTAGACCAACCAGCAGGACCAGTTTCAGCCCAGCCATATAAATCTTTGCATGAAGGAACGTCAGGTCTTTTTTGACCAAAAATAGATGTTACAGAATTCCTGTAACCATAGGGGCAAGAATCAGAAAGCGGAGAATTTAATGATGAATAACTAAATTCTGAAAATAAAAGTAAAGGTAATAAAATTAAAAATAATTTCATAAGAAAAAACCTGATCAAAAAATATACTAAAATCGAGTTCTCTTTTAACCGATAGCAGTACTAGGGTTTGAAAATATACCCCTCATATAGGCTTAAAATAAGCCTGAGAGCATTCATTTTTTAAATTTATTTTTATTAGCTAGATAAAGTTTTCCAAACTAAAAAACCTGAAAAAATACCTGCTATAAAAAACGTCCAATAATATAAATCCAACATAAAAAAAAGGAGGACATTTCTGCCCCCCAATCCTATTAACAAAAGTTAATATTAACGAATCATACCAAGTACCATTCGAGCACCTTTCATTGCAACTTTTGGCAAAACCAATACAGCGGCAACGGCAGCAATACCAGTGATAATTGTTGCGAAATCCACAGCGCTAGTCATAGCAGTTACGGCAGCAGCATCCATAATAAATATCCTTACTTAATCATTTTTAAAATATAGGAAAAACCAATAGCGGTTATCCAAGGGGTGAAAACCAGAAATAAGCCACCCGTAAAAAGCATGGTTGCTAATACAGGATCAATCTGATTCATATCAAACGGAACATAAGCAGGTTGAGTAAACCAACTACCCGAGCACGCTAATGCACCGTCAGAATTTTCAATAATATTCCCGTCACAGATTGGAGAATATTTCATAACTATTAAGCCTTAACTAATGTTTTAGCTAGGTTGAATCCGTCAAGTTCTAAACGATCGTACTGGCCGACCTTAAAAGATTCTTGAGTTAATTTGTATTTACCAATTTCTAGAGCATGTTCTGGCCCTTCGATTGATACAGATATTTTTTGTGGGAATGGCCCGCCAAGATGAGCAAACAAATCTTGCGAGTACATTTTTTTAGTTTCATTATTCTTCGTGAATTCACGAGTTTGAACTTCTGAGTGATCTTTCATGCAGTCGATAGTAAACATTTTATATTGCTCTCAATTGTGGGCGTTCAGATTTATTTTTCATTTTTGCCATAAGTGATACATCTAGGCCAGCAGCCATTCGTAATTCAGGTATGGCATAATCGGAAGGAGTTTGGCTTCCAAAATTAATTGTAATTTCTCTAATTAACGGGACAACATTAGAAGAATTATTTTCTATGGCCATGATAAAACTTTTTGAAAGACCACATTCTATTAATGAATTAAAACGGTCATAAAATGTTTTACTAGGAGTTGAAGATTTAACGAAAGCATAACCCATTGATTTCAACTCAAAGTAAAAACCACGCGCGGAATTTGCACGCCTACGGTTAACCCGACCTTTATCACTAACAGTTACTAGATTTTTTTCAATTGATTCTAGAATACTTTTATCATCTGTTTTCATAAGTGTTAGCCCTTCAAAGGTCTTAAATATAGGATCGAAAGCCATGTGCCATAAGTCTTGAATCGTGCTTTCTTTACGATCAGAGCAGTATTTTATAAATTTAATCATGTTTGTTGGGATGCCCGAATCCCTAAGTTTACGAGCTTTTATGCGGCCTTCAAATCTTACCATTCCAACGCAATAATCTTTAACTGAGTTGAGAGATTTTAACCTGTCATAAGTTCTTTTATGTTTTTTATTATCCGAGAGACTACAGCTTTTTTGCCTTCCAAGTTTTTTAACTACTTTTTCTAGTTCTGCTATTTCGTTCATTACTTCTGGGAGTTTTAAATATGCTACCCGTGTTATGTGAGAGCCGCCACTACGACCAGAGCTACCACCCACAGTATTCCAATAAACACTAGTTTCAAAAGTTGATCTTCCTTTGATTTGTCCGTTAGAAGTTGTTGAGAGCGCTTTAATCGCCTGCTCTGCTAAACCTTGATTTTCAAATCTAGAAAAATACGTGCAATCTATTTGCATTAGTTCGGATCGTAAAAAATCTACATCATTAAAAACAGTAGGATAGGATTCTAACAACGTGCCGATCATCTCAAGAAAGCCAAGCTTAGGATCATCAAAGCCGAATACATTATGCCCTTGAAGGATTTTTGCAGGTGAACATTTAAGCATAATATAAGGAAACGGATAACCGCCATTACCTTTGCTCATAATGCAGAAAGCAACCCCTGAAAAAGAGCTAGCTAAAGATTCATAAGAGTGAGTTTCGAATGAATTAATAATTGTTGATTCGTGGTCGATAGATCGAGTTGTGCGAGTTTCTAAGCCATCATTAATAATGTACTTGTCAAAACTAGGTAAAACAGCGCTAGAGCGATCAGGTGCGAAGATGCAATGCTCGTCTTTAAACGGTATCCTTAGTTCAAGCTTATCTATCATTATTCCATAATCCGTGAAGATGTTACGC